CTCCTGCTCGAAGAACTCCTTGGCCCCCGGCACGGTGATGTTGATGACGGTCGTCCCACTAGACGCCACACCCGCTCCGATCCGGTCAATCGACAGCCCGCCGGATCCCTGCGAGAACAGCGCACCGCCGTACTGCACCATCGACACCGGGCGCATGGTGGCCGGCAGCCCTGCGGTGCTCTGGCCCGTGCTCATGGCGTAGAGCTCGACCAGTTCCCGCACCGGCTGGCTGCGAATGGCCATCTCGAGGTTGCCGCCGAACCCATGCTTGGCGATCTCAACGATCTGGCGCAGGATGTTCTTCTCGCGGATCTCGACGCCGTAGGTCGCTTTGATCTTCTCTCGCGCCTTCTGCTCCGCGCTCTTGCGGAACATGCCGAGGATTCCGGCGACCGCACCGATACCCGCCGCCGCAATCCACCCCACTGGTCCGACAGCGATCAGGGCGGGGAACATAGAGGCCAGCGCGCCGAACCCCACCAGGCCGCTGATCGCACCAAGCGCCGGCGCCAGCCCGCGCCCCACTCCGCCGCCTTGCCCGAGCCGGAACGCGCCCGTCAGTCCCAGGCCCGCGCCAAGCAGTCCAAGTTGAGGCGCTATCGCCGCCAGTCCCGCTCGAGTCACCCCCAGTCCAGTGCCCAGTCCCGTCAAACCGCCGAGGCCTCCAGCGGGAGTGCTCGCTGCGGACCCGGTGCCACCGCCAATCGCGCCAAACACAGGCACCGCACCAGCCCCGAGTATGCCGCCTGCGGCCCCGGCCAGCGATACCCGCTGCCCAGTGAATAAATAGGTCAGCATCGCTGCGATGCGCGAGGTCACGACCTCTTTGATAGCGGTCAGCAGCGCCGTCTTGAGCGAGTCCGCCAGCGCCGACCAGATCGACCGGCCCTTCGTCAGCAAGGCATCGAACACCCCCTCGGCCTGCCGCCGGAAGCTGTCGAAGATCCGCTGGTTCTCATCCCGGATGATCTGGGTTTGCCGAATGGCTGCCGATTGCCGCGCCGCATCCAGTGCCGCCTGCGTGTCGGCGTCGAGCCGCTGCCCGCGCTCGGCGTACTGTTGGAGAATGGCGTCCCGGCGCGCGGCGATTTGCTCCTCCGCCATGCCCCGCGCCCGGGCGATCGTCTCCATCGTGTCGAGCTCGATTTCGGACTCGCGCTTGAGTTGATCGGCAAGCAGTCGAAACCGGGTCATTAAGTAGCGCTCCTCGATGGCAAGCTTTTGGGCAACCCCATCGAGCTGCTGCTGGACGGTCGCGGTCTCCATCCGATCCAGATGGCGCAGCTCGTAATCCCGGACATGCTCAGCTGCCTGCTCCTCGTAGGTGAGTCTCGCCTCAAGTGCCTGCCGTTGAATCTCCAGCGTTTCCGTCTCGAACTGGCGCTCCTCGGCAACCTGCTGCTGGCGCCAGTTCAGAAATTTCTCTTTTGCACCCTCAGCATCTCTTTCCACCTCCGCCAGATGCTTGCCGCTCTCTAGCTTGATTCGCTGGAGCTCATTGGACACAAGCGTCACAGTGGCCCGATTGATATCCCAGATGGCGGCAGCCGTCAGACCGTAGACGTTCAGTAATTTCTGTCTCTCGGCATAGATCCGTCCCATGTTGCCAAGTTCGGCAGTTTGGGCAGACAAAAGATATTCGCGGGCCTGCTTTTCGGCCTCCCGTTGCTTCTCCCTCTCCTTTTCGAGCTCTTCCAGTTCTTCAAAGTTGATGCCAGGCCCGCGCACCTTAAAGCCGGTCTCGACCTCCAGGTCCAATGGTTCCATGGACCGGCCGCCGATCGCCTGCCGAATCTCAGCCTCGCTCAGGCCGGCGGCTGTCATCTGCTCCAGCGTCTTGCCTGACTTGAGCCCAGAGAAGACCTCAGCCTGCCGGTTGAGCCGCTCCAGTGATTCCCGGAATTCATCGGCGCGCTTCCTCTCGCGCCAGAGCACCCCACCGAACGCAGCCAGACCAGCGCCAGCCAATGCCCAAGGGCTCAGCAGTCCCATGGCAGCCGCAAGGCCTTTTATCGCCGCAGCGACTTTGGGAATCGCAGTCACCAGCGAATAAAGACCGATTGCGATTCCGATTTCCGCGAGCGCATTTGCGAGGTCCTTGACATAGGTGATCGCTTGCCGCAGACCACCGCCCCTTACCCAACGGACCATCTTGTCGGTGAGTTCAACCAGCCGCGGCGTGAGTTCATTGGCCAGGGCGAACTTCAGGCCTTGAATCGCCGATTGCAATCGCTTCAGGTTGTCGGTGAACCGCCCGGCGGCGCGGAGCGCATCTTCGCCAACCACCAGGCCAAGGTCATGCGCCTCCTGCCGCAAGCGGCGGATCTCCGACCCGCCCTGATTCAAAAACGGAATCATCTCCCGGCCCGAGCGGCCGAGCAGGGTCATGGAGAGCGCCACCTGAGTCGCATCCTCCGGCATCTGGCGGAAGCGGTCGGCCAGATCCTCCAGGACATCTCCGGCATTGCGGAGTTGCCCGCGCTGGTCGCGGAAGGACACACCGAGCGCCTCAAAGGCGCGTCTCTGCTCACCGGCTCCCTTGGCGGCGTCCATCATGTTGCGCGAGAGACTTCCGACAGAGGTAGCGAGCTGCTCCGCGCTCATGCCCGACAGTTCGGCAACCTGCTTGAGCTCAGAATAGGCTGCTACGGTCAGCCCAACTTTCTGCGCGGCCTTGCCCATCGCGTCCTGCTGCTCAAGAGCGCCAATCGTCAGGGATTGAATGGCACGCGCAGCGGACATGAGTGCGCCATAGATGGCCAGGCCGGCGACGACGGCCTTCGTCATGCTGGCGGTCATGCCGTCGATGCCTTGCGATGCACCGCGGGCGGTCTTGACGGCGGCCTGTTCCATGCCGGACAGGCTGGCGTTGACGCCCTTGAGGGACGCATTGGCCCGGTTGGCGTCCACTTCAACGACGAGTTCGAGACGGTTGTCCGCCATGCGAAGAGCGGCTGTTGCGATTTCGCAATATTGCGAATAGACTGGATTAGGATGCCAAGGACAAAGGTCGTCCTTTACTGCGAGCAAGACGGCGCCTGCCCGTTTCTTGACTGGTACAGCGGCTTACCGGTCAAGGCGCAGGCGAAATGTCTGCTCCGGCTGGAACGGCTGCGCGAGTTGGGGCATGAGCTACGCCGCCCGGAGGCGGACTACTTACGGGACGGGATCTATGAACTTCGTGTCCGCGTTCAGCACATGCATTTTCGGGTTTTGTACTTCTTCCATGGGACCGGGGCGGCGGTTGTTTCCCACGGAATTGTGAAAGAAGGGGCGGTCCCCGCCAAGGAGATCGAGCACGCGGTTCAGCGCAAGAAGCGATACGAAGCCGATCCGGCCGGACACAGCTATTTCGAGGAGGCCTCAGAATGAGCGGTAAACGAAAGTCTACGACCGATGCGGTGGAGATTCTTCACCGGCGATTCTTCCAGGGGCGGCCAGAGCGCCTGAAGGCATTGGAAGAGGCCCGAGCCGACGACGAGGTCGCCCGGAAGATCTATGAACTTCGGAGAAAGGCCGGTCTGACGCAAGCGCAGTTGGCGAAGATGATCGGCACCACGGCGTCGGTGATCTCACGCCTCGAGGATGCCGACTATGAAGGTCACTCCCTGGCCATGCTGCGCCGGATCGCAGCGGCCCTGAACCGGCGCGTTGAGATCCGCTTCGTTCCGGTCCGAAGATCTGCGTGAGCATGGCAGACAACCAGCGAGGAAGATCGGCTTCCGAAGTCAGCCTGCATTCCGTGGTTGCACTACTCGCTGACCTGCCAGAGCGCGGATTGGTCCGCGGCCAGGTGTGGACGGCCGTCGAACGCCTCGACCCCGGTGTGTACGAGGTGGAGTTCAGCGATGACGCTGGCAGAACATATGCCTCGTTGGCCGTGTCCGGCGAGCAGCTTCTGGTTCTGCATCACGAGCCCATCCATCAAGCCGCTCAAGGTGATTGAGCCTCGATCCGTTCACTCTTCAGCTGTTCGCGTTCCTCTTCCAGGATGAGCATCGCTGCGAACTCATCCGCCCGGATCTCGTCGAGGCCGATCTGGACGCCCAACTTCAACGCCGCGCGAAGGTCAATCGCGCGCCGCAACAACAGGCCCGCCTCCGAGGATTGAGCCGCCTCCAGCTTGTCGAGCGGACAGTGACCGCAGCGCCCGCCATCGTCGGGCGCATCCGGACAGAGACCAGGGTCGCAGAGCCCTTCGCGGCGCAGCGCCCAGTGAATCAGGAACCGCAGCGAGGGCCGCTCCGGCCACTCCCCCGGTGTCAGTTTGGGTCCGAGGACTCCGCGAGTGCGCCGTCGAGCGCGTCGATGGCGGCCTTCACCGCCACGGCCTGGTGGATGATGGGCGCCTCGCCCGCGTAGCCTTCGGTGGATTCGATCAGCTTCTTGTAGAGCGCCGCCGCCGGGGCCAGGTTGATGATCAGCTCTTGGCGGTTATAGGGCAGATCGAGAACCCGCGCGAAGCCGCGGCGGTATTCGAAGACGTCCTTGGCCGAGGGCATCCGCAGCACATGCGTCACCGTGCCACCCAGCACGCGCATCGTCACGCGGAAGCCGTCGCCAACCTGGACCACGTCGTCGACCTCCGCTTGGCTCAACTGCTCAATGATCCGGCTGGCCTCGAAGGGGTCCACCTCGGGCGCGTTCTCGTCGGCCAACCGGATCTTGGCGAGCAGCGCGGCGTCGGCATCGTGAGAGTCAGGGATTGTCGTCTCGGAGACGCCGCGCCCCAGTTGCTTCACGATGACCTTGCGCTTGCGCTGCCGGTCCAGCCACTCTTCATCCGTAGGGAAGCGCACGCGGATGGGCTTCACGCCCTCGGGTGTGCGCAGGTGGATGGTGATGGATTGCTTTGCGTCAAACATGTGAGAGTCCTTTCTACTGGCAGATCCCATCCACGCCGCATTTCGCCACGGCCGAAACGACGCCGTTGGCCTCATCCCACATCGGCAGGCACTCAACCGAAACCGTGACGATGCCGTCCGTCTCGCCGACCTCCGCGGTCGCAAACGAGACCTTATGCCAGGTGAGCTCGAGCGAGTTGTTCGAGTCGTAGGTGAGCGAGATCACCGCCGTGCCGGCCGTCTGCTGGCGCAGCTTGGTGAGCTCGGTCGAACCGTTCTCGTAGCGGGCCACGAATCGCAGCGTGCCCTGGCGGTTGCCGAACTCGAGCCGACCTCGGATGGCCCCGCTCGCCCCGTCGCCGGGCGTCTGGAAGCCCGAGCCCGGGTAGAAACCGCCGTCCAACCGCACATTGTTCTTCCAGGACGTCTCGAGCGAGACGATGTTCTTGTTCGAGACGTAGTTGACCCCGTTGATGGTGAGCGCCAGCGAGGCCGAGGGAAGCAGTTTCTCCACCGTCGCCGCCGGCATCGTGATGCCCGAAGGCTCGACGAGCTTGCCCGAGCCTACGAACTCAACAGTGATCTTCGAGTTGGCGCGGCCCGGCCCCGAGCCGATCGAGATGGTCCAGCCTTCAAGGACGCAGCCCACCGCCATGCGGTCGATGACGGCGCTCGCGCCGGGCCGGATCTGCTCAACGAAAGAGAAGTGGGGCAGCTCGGCCGCATCGCCCGAGGCCGGAAAGAGCGGCGTCGAGGTGTAGGTGAAGTTCGGCGCCGTGCCCGACTTGACGACCTTGCCCAGCCCAAAGGCCATGGCCCAAGCCGCGATCTCCGCGCTCAGGTATTTCTCGAGCGTCCCGCCCAGATCCCAGGCGGCCGGGAACGGCTGCGTGGCGAACTCGTGGCCCTTGCCAAACTCCTCGGCGTCGTTTTCGGTGTTCAGCTTGGGGTTGGCCAGCGCAGCGTTCAGCTTGCGCAGTTGCCACATCTGCCCAGCGGTGTTGGCCGTGACAATGTCGGCCTGCTTCTGCTTACCGAAGCAGATCTGGATCTCCTGCATCCGCGCGACGGACATCAGGCGTTACCTCCTCTTTGTTGATCTGCCGCCAGCCACGCACCATCCTCGGCACAAGCTCGGCCGGCGTAGCTTCGACCTCTTCCACTTCGCCCTCAGGCGAGATCAAGACGACTTGTTCACTCATCTCCCATCTCCGTGAAACTCAGGGGCATTTCAAAATAGTCGAGTCCCTCGGCGTCGGTCTGCCGCTGGATCTGCGGCAGGTCCATCGGGTAGCAGGAGGGATGGACCGTCGCGTTGAGCATCGGCACGCCCAACGATGCTGGCACACCCTTGGTGATCAGCCGAAACAGCCGGTAGTAGGCCGTAGGCGGATCGCCGTCGAATGTCTGGCGCGCCCGCAGGTAGAGCGTGACCTGATGGCGCCAGACGTCCAGGCCGCCGAAACTCCCCGGCAGCGTGCCTTGCCAGGCGGCCAGGATCCCCGGCGCGGGCATGTCGTGAATGGCCGCCGCGAGGCTCGCGCGCTTCGGATACTGGTCGTGGTAAGCGCAGATCCGCTCTGGATCGCCCTCCATCTCGGCTACCAGCTCCGGGATATCGCGCAGCAAGGCGACCAGGTTGTCGACCAGTTCCGCCGGGTTGATCATCGCTGCTTACCTCCCAAGGCGCGCTCGACGAGCAAACGAGGCTTCATGGCCTCGAGCATCTTCCGCGCGGCTTCAACGACGGCCGCCTTGTTCTTCGGCGAGAAGACCATCCACTCCTCGCGCTTCTGGTTGGCCCAGGCCTTGATGCGCTCCTTGCGAGTCGAAACGCCGGCCTTGGCACGGTTCTCGCTCACGGTGCGCACCTGGAAGTTGCGCAGCAGGTCGCCGGTGAAAGTCAGGTTGCGGCGGTTGCTCTGGCCTTTGCGGGTCTTGAAGATCGCGTAGCGTTTGGTCAACGGCTTGGCTGGAGCGTCCGTGGGATCCCGCGCCGCCGCCAGCCGCGACTTCACCGCCGCGACGCCCGAGTTGCCCAGCTCATACATCTGCCGCTGGCGGAAGTTGAGCCGGTCGAGCCGGAGCTGCTTCTTCACATACACCCGAACCGTAGCCATGGTTTCTGAGGCGCCGTCTGCGGTATCCTATCGCCAAAAGCAGGTGCGCTCGATGAAACGAACCATCCAAGTGCGCATTTCAAAGGGCGAGCAACAGTATGTTGCCGAATGCCTGGACCTGCCGGTTGTGACGCAGGCGCCGACCCTCGATGAATTAGCCGCCAACATCCGGGAGGCCATCCACCTGCACCTGGAAGGGGAGGACCTGGCGGAACTGGGCTTGGCTGAGCACCCGACCATCGTCGCCACCCTGGAGCTGGACGCGGCCGCCTGATGCCGAAGCTCAAGAGCCTCTCCGGAGACGATCTGCTCCGCATCTTTGGGGAATTGGGGTTTCGGCCCTCGGCACAGCGCGGCAGCCATGTGAAGCTTCTCCGTCTGTCGGCAGGCGATGCCCGTCAAATCCTGACCATTCCTCTGCATCGAGAAGTGGACAAGGGGACCTTGCGGGCCATTTACCGGCAGGCGCTGCGGTTCGTTCCAGAATCGGCACTGAAGCCTCTGTTCTACACGGAGCAGTAGCCTCCGCGTCGAGGCTACTCTGCCATCCCGCTCCACTTCCGCCAGATCTGGCGGAAGTCGTTCCCGCCGACTCAACTTGTGGAAGATCTTCCACAAGTCAACCTGTCTTGCGGAGCTTGAACACGGCGGCGCCCTCCGCATCCAGCTCGATGTCGAAGACCTTGTAACGAACGCCGCCGATCTCGACTTCGTCCCCGCGCCGCGGTGCGCCGGGCAGATCCGCCAGCCGCACAAACAGCACCGCGTAGACGCCCGGCGAAGCGTCCTCGGCCTCCCGCGCCGGCTGAAACACCGCGCGGATCGCGGCCTCGCCGCCCGCCTCGGGCCAGTAAAGAACCTCGCGGCCGAAGGCTTGCACCACGGCCGCGTCGAGGTCCTTGACCGCCGCCGGCCAACCGCCCCGGCTCAGGCTTTCGTCCCTTTCACCAGCACCTCCGGCCGCAGGCAGATCGGCAGAGGGTTGGACTGAGTGTGAAGATCGGTCCCGCGGTCGAACTTGCGCGGTTCCTGCTTGGCGTACAGCGGCAGGCCCAGCGTGTTGGCGGTCTCGTTGAAGTCCGCCGGGGCGAAGTAGGTCCGGAAGGTGTTGGCCGTGCCCAGCGGGAAGAAGTGCGCCTCGTCGTCGGCGATGAACTTGCGCACGTTGCCCGCGGCGTCGGTCGCCTGCCCGCGGTACTCCTCAAAGGTCACCCCGCCGAAGCTGAACCCGGTGCGGTAGTCGTTGCCCAGCTGCTGGCTGCGCTGGAAGTACAGGAAGGCCTCCTTGACCTTGGGATGGGTGGTCAGCGCGTCATAGAAGCCCTGCGAGCACAGGCACATCACCCCCGTCATGAACTCGCCCTTGAGGTTGTCCTCGATGTGCCGCTTCACCTCCAGGATCTTGGTCAGCACCTCGGTGGTGTTGGCGGTCAAGGCGAAGTTCACGCTCTTGGGCGTGATGCCGAACTCGCTGTAGAGGTCGTAGAGCACCGAGCCGTCGGCGTCCAGAATCACCCCCTTCAAGGCCCCCATGCGCAGGTGCTCCAGGGTGATGGCGTGCTTGTTGCGCATGGTCTGGAGTTTGGCGGCGATAAGGTTGGCCAGGGCCTCCAACTGGTTGTCGGAGCCGAAGGCGCGCAAGCCCTGGACCTCCTCGGGCAACACCACATCCTCATGCGGGATGTGGGGGATGACGAAGCTGCGCAGCTTGCGCTTGGCCTGGGCGCCGAGGGTGGCCGGAGCGCCCACCGGGCGGGTGGGCAGCAGGCTCAAGACCCCGTTCATCTCCTCGAGGATCAGGGTGCGGGTGCGCACGCCTTCGGCGGGCATCAGGTTGAGTTGCTCCAGGCGGCCATAGAGGTTGGGCAGCTTGTTGAGGGCCGCCGTGAGGGCGACCATGTGGAAGGCATCGGTGGCGAAGGGATTGAGCATCGGCATAATGGGTCACGCCCCTTCCCGGACGAGAATGCCCAGGTTTTCCAGTTGGCTGAGGGCGGCGGCCTTCTGCGGGGCCGTAATGCCGGCGGGCCACACGAGCCCCCTGTCGGCGCAGATGGCCTCGCGGGCGAGGATCACCCCGGGTGCGTCCGCTGCGGTGGCATCGACACTGTGGAGCAGGACGCCCGCGGCGTTTTGCGAGCCGTCCTCGGCAGCCGGCGCAAGCTGGGTCACTTTACCGCTGGCAGTGATGACGCCGACCACCGTGCCCGTGGCCAGCTTCTGGCCGGCGGCCACCAGGACCTGCCGGCGGCTGTAAAGGTTGTCTTCTTCCCACTTGAGCCAGTCGCCCAAGCGGTTGGTTTCGTCCATAACGGGCATCGGTTACTTTCCTCCTCGCGCGCCCAAGCGGGCGCAGGCTTGCACAATCGGGTTATCCTCCAGATCCGCCGGAGCGCGGGTTCCGGTTTCCGGCAACACGTGGGAACGGATCGGGGGCGCTTCGGCTTCGGCGCGCATCGCCCGAAGCAGTTTCCGGACCTCAGCGGCCGGCAGTTGACGCTCGATGAATTCCGCGGCCCGCGCCGGGCAGCCGGCCAGGGCGCACAGATCGACGATCTCGGCCGCCTCGGCATAGCCCTTTGCGCGAGCTTCGGCCTGGATCGAGGCCGGATCGGAAACAGGAACGGGCGGACTGGGGGCCGCCTGGATGGTTGGGGCCTGGATGGTTGCATCCAGGATGGTTTCAGACACGGTGGTGCCTCCTTTCGTGAACTTGGGTTTGGAAAGTGATTCGGTCAGGGCGGCCAGCGCGTCGCGGAACGGGCCTATGCGGTCTGCGAAGCCGCGGGCGACGCTATCCGGGCCGTAGAAAATGCCCGCTTCCGTGGCGCGCACAGCCTCCGCGCTGAGTCTGCGCCGGCGCGCCACGGTTTCCACAAACATCTGGTACAGCCGGTGGACTTCGGTTTCGAGCACGCCCCGGGCCTCCTCCGAAAGCGGCTCATGCGGACTAAAGTCGTTCTTCCGCTCGCCGGCGTAAATGGCGGTGTAGTTCAGGCCATGGGCCGCGTCGGAGCCGCTCTGGTCAATGTGCAAGGCAATGATGCCGATCGAGCCCACGCCGGCGGTGCGTGTTACCCAGATCTGGCCCGCCGCCGAGGCGAGCAGATAGGCGGCGCTCAAGGCCCAGTCGTCAACCGCGGCCCAAACAGGTTTTACCTGTGCCGCCTGCTCGATCAGATCGGCCACATCCCAGGCCCCGTTGGCCTCGCCGCCGTAGCTGTCCAACCGCAGCAGCATCCCCTTCACCTGCCGGTCCGCCGCTGCCTCGAGAACCTCGTTGCCGAGTTGCTCATACGAGGTCAGCCCCGACTGCGCCTCCAGGCCGGAAGCGCGGTTGACCAGCGTCCCCGAGACTTCGATGACGGCGACGCCGGCCTCGGTGACGGCATAAGGCTTCCGCGTCCGCTGCTCGGCCAGAGCCGCCGCCTCCACGCCCGGAGCATCGAATCCGAGGCGAGGTGCGAGCACGGCCAGGATCGCCGCCAGCTTCTTCTGCTCGATCATCAGCGGCGTGTGGAACACGCGCGAGGCCAGGTGTGGAAGATTCCTCATGAGGTTTCTGTGGCCGGCTCCTTCTCGGCCACTCGTTGCCCATTGCCCGTGGTCTTGCGCGGGTCGGAGTCATAGGTCAGGCCCAGCGAGTCGGCGCGTGCGTTGTCGGCGGCGGCCTGCCGGTCGACCTCTTCTTCGTCGTAGCCCATCTCGTTGATCACCGCGCTGCGCGGCTTGAAGCCCGCCCGCACCGCCAGCAGCTCCGCATTCATGTCCTTGAGCGGATCCACCCAGGCCCAGGACGGCGGCCGCCACTCGACATCCAGATAGGCATACTGTTGGCGCCGGTAATCCCGCGCCTCAATCGCCCCCGCCAAAACGGCCGCTTCCATCCACGCCCGCCACACCGGCCGGCAGAACTGGTAGACCAGCACCTGGTGCTGAAACTGCTCGCAGCGGCGGCGGAACTCCAACAGCCCCGCCCGGATCGAAGAGTAGTTCACCCGCTCCAGGTCCCCGGTCAACTGCTCGTAGGTGATGCCCAGCCCCGCGGCGATGGCCCGCAACTGCACCCGCATGAACTCGGTGTACATGCCGCCCACATCGCCCGGCTCGGCAAACCGCACATCCTCGCCCGGCAGCAGCTTGACCATCGAGCCCGGCTCCAGCCCAGCCAGCGCGGCGCCCGCTTCGTCCCGCTCCGCCTCGGCCGGCTTGGCCCCAAGCACCGGATCGTCCGGATTGTTTTCGACAATGAAGGCCGCAAACATGGCCGCCAGCTTCTTGCGCACCAGCTCGGCATCGTCGTACTGGTCCAGCTCATGGAGCTTCACCAGCACTTGCGCCAGCCAGGGCTGCCCGCGGTGCTGGCCGGGCCGCAGGGGCTTGTAGATGTGCAGCACCGACTCGGCCGGCACGCGCACCGTCTCGCCGGCGTTGGCGAACATCACCCGCTCGCCGGGATGCTCGCGGTAGAGGTGATAAGCCACCCGCCGGCCGAGACCGTTAAACTCGATCCCCGCCCGGATGACGTTGCCGTTCGGCAGGTCTTCGTTCTTGGCCAGGGGCAGATGCTCGGCCTCCAGCAACTGCAACTGAAGCGGGACCGTGAGAGCGTCCTCGGCCCGCCGCTGGCGCAGCCGCACCAGGCACTCGCCGCCCTCGATCGCCGAGCGGCAGACCAGGGCTTGCAGCCCGTAGAAGTCGGTGAGCCCATGGGCGTCGGCTTCGTCGGTCCAGCGCAGCCACAGTTCCTGAAGCCGCCGCTTGACCGCCGCATCGGGGTGCTTGGACTGGGGCTTGATGCCCGCGCCCACGGCGTTGGCCACGAAGCTGTCGATGGCGTTCGAGGCCCAGGCGTTGCGCCGCACCATGTCCCGCGAGCGCGACCGCAAGGCTTCCCCGCCCACCGTCAGCAGGGCATTGAGACCCTCGGCCGAGGCATACCAGCCCCGCGTGCGCCAGCCCGCCGAGGCCGCCTCATAGCCCGAGGCCGCTTTCAGAAGCGGCGCAAACGCCGCCCGCAGGAGATTCCGCCAGTAGCCCGCCATCAGAATCCCTTACTTGTCGAGATCTTCACGATGCGCGATCGCGCTTGCGCCGGATCCTGCGCCGCCAGCGCCGCCTTCACCTCGGCCATGGCCTTCTTGAGCTCATCGACACTGCGGTACTCCATGCTCCGCCCTTCGAAGCTCACCCGCAGCGCGCCGCTGGCCAGTGCCGCCTCCAGCGCCTCCAACTGCGATTGCGTGTAGGCCATCTTGCGCCTCCCAACTCAACTTCCCGTGTGTGTTCTCGCTTCAACCATGACTGCCGCCGGGAAGCTTGCCGCGTCCATGGATGGCGAGCCCACCCCGATTCCCGCGCCGGGCCAGGAGTGACTCTGTTACACTCAGGGCGGATCGACAGGAATCGATGCCCACGATTGCGCGGATCGGGCCATACCGGGTGTTCTTCTTCAGCAACGAAAGCGACGAGCCGCCGCATGTCCACATCCAGCGCGAGCGTGCGCTGGCGAAGATCTGGTTGGAGTCGGCCGCGCTGGCCGCAGCCAGTGGTTTCGGGGCCAGGGAGTTGCGCGACTTGATCCGAATGGTGCAAGATCACCAGCAGAGCTGGTTGGAGGCATGGCATGAGTACTTTGGGGGTTGAAGTCCAGCCGCGGGCCCGCGAGGTCCAAGTCACGGAGGACGAGCTCATTGTCTTGCTGGTGGATGGCCGCAGGCTTTCCGTTCCCTTGGCTTGGTTTCCAGCCCTGGTGCGCGCCACACCCGAACAGCGGCAGCGCTTCGAACTCCTGGGCGACGGCGAGGGGGTTCACTGGCCGGATCTCGATGAGGATCTGAGCGTCGCGGGCCTGTTGCGAGGAGTCCGCGCCCCGCAGAAATCCTTGTAGTTCATCCGCCGCGGATCCAACTGGATCGCACCACCGCCCGCCGCACTGGTTTCACCAACGGCTCAACCGGCACCAGCTCCTGCATCTCCGTTTCAGTTCTGTGCCACGGCCGCGCCGCCTCCAGTTCCCTCCACTGCCGCTCGGCGAAGCGGTCCATGCCGTAAATGGCCGCCGCCGCCCGCGCATAGCAGCGTGCATCCAACGCCTCATTGCGGCGGTTGGGGTCCTTCACCCACTGCCCCTTGATGAAGCTCTCCGCCGTCAACTGCCGGAAGTACTCCTCCGTGTAACGCGGAAAATGACAGTAGCCCGCCGGGTACGGCTCGCCGCTCTCTTCGGCCGGTTTCGGAAGCCGGAGCCAGCTATAGAGCTGCGACTTAGCCACCGGCGTCCCAAGCGTCCACACCCGCACCGCGCGGCGCTTGGAGGCCGTGTCGGCCGCGCTCGCGCCCACGATCAGCCGATCGGAGCGGGCCGTGCCTTTGACCGCCACCGCCGTCCTCGGATGGGGCGCGCGGGCCCCCGCCGGCCCCCAGCTCGCCTGCGGGTGGCGCCGCACCCAGTCGTAAACCAACTGCGGGTTGTAGCCCGAGTCGATGCACAACACCCGGATGGGCAGCCCGCTGAACTCCTCCTCCAGCAGCGCATCGAGCTCCCGCCAGATGCCCGATTCGGCGATGTCCCCCACCAGCACCCGGTAGTCCACCGACCAGGACTCCTTGCCCCGGCCCCAGGCCACGATCTCCACCTCGATGCGGTCCTTCTGCACGTCCGCGCCCGCCGTCAGGAACAGCCCGCCCTCGGGCACGCTCCCGATCCGGTAATCCTGCCGGCGCTCATAGAGCGGCTGCCAGTCGGGCGCCTCCCCGCGCTCCTGCCACGACTCGCCCAGCACCAGGTTGACGAACGACTTCAACCGCTCCACATCCCCCTGCGCCTTCTCCCAGTCCTCGGCCGCCCGCTCCCACGAGTACCAGCCCACCGGGCTGTAGAGGCTCGACAGGTGGTAACCGCGCGTGCGCCCGTCGCCGGCGGCTTCCGGCCGCCACTCCCCGCGCGCCAGCATCGCCGCCTTGTGGTGGTTGTAGATGGCCTGCTCACAGGCCATGCAATTATAGGCCGCCTTCTGCGGCTGGCCCTTGGGCCAGCGCAGCCGCTCGAACTTCAGCGCCTGGAACTGGCCGCAGTGCGGGCACGGGACCCAGTACCGCCGCTGGTCGCTCTCGGCGAACGCCGCCTCGATCCGGCTCCAGCCCGTAACCAGCGGCGTCGAAACCATCAACACCTTGCGCCGCGAGAAGGTCCGCGTCCGCGCATAAGCCAGGTGGATCGGATCGCCTTCCCCGTCGACGTCTCCCGGATAGGCGTCCACCTCGTCCAGGAACAGATACCGCACCGCCATCGAGCGCAATCCAACCGCCGAGTTGGCCCCCGTCATCACCAGCACCCCGCCGGGAAATTCCTTCGACAGCACCGTGTTGCCCGAGTCACGCGAGCGCGCCGGCTTGACCAGTTCCCGCAGCGCCTCGCTCTCCTCAATCAGCGGATCGATCCTCTGCTTGGAGTTGCGCTTGGCCAGCTCCACCGTGGGCTGCACCACCATCATCGGCCCGGGCGATTTGTGGATCACGTAGCCGGCCCAGTTGTTGCCCGCCTCCGTAAAACCCAACTGGGCGCCTTTCATGACCACCACCCGTTCCACCGGGCAGGAAGGCGACAGCGCGTCCATGATCTCGCGCAGGTACGGCGTGCGGCTGGTGCGGTAGGGCCCCGGCTCGGCCGCTGACTTGCCCGACAGCCGCCGGTAGCGGTCGGCCCACTCCGAGACCGTCAGCAGCGGGTCCGGCCGCAGCCCCGCGCGGAAGGCCTCCTGGTAGACCTCAGTTGCCGTTTGCGCCGGCCAGTTCATCGAGCGCCTTGCGAATCTCCTCGGTCAGAATCTGATGCACCCGGTCGGCGTCGGACTCCGAGGCCAGCAACGCCGCCAGACGGTCCGGAAGGTTCAACAGGTTGTCGCGCACCGTGCGGGCCAAGGTGAAGGCTGCCACTTGCACCTCGTCGCGGCTGACCAGCTTGGCGGTCTTCTCCTCGAACTCGATCTTGGCCAGCCGCGCCAGGTAGCTCTCGCGGATAGCCCGCGCCTTGAAGTAATCCAGGCCGCCGGCAGCATCGGTGCGCGGGGGTTCTGTTCCGCGATGCGCCGCCCTGCCTTGTCCCGGCCGCGTCCTGGCCTCCCAGTCCGCATCGGCCTGCTCGCTGTCGATCCGCCCGTCCGGCGTGGTTTGAATCCGCCCAGTCTGAATCGCCTTCTGGACGGCTGAAAGGCGCACGCCACGGTGTTTGGCGTAAGCCCGCAAGCTCACCAGCGGCATTCCACGCCACCTTGGCCTACGCGCCCGTAAGTGCTAGAAAACACGCCGAATACAGATTGCACTTCTTTGCAGATTCAGCTTGACTCCTTCGCCAACCCAAGCGATGAATGGAGTCACGATGATCGACGAATACCAAACGTAAGGAAAAAGAGAAATGGAAAAACTAATTCACCTAGACAATGCAATCGAATCTCTGGAAGACGCAGTCGCCGCTCTCCAGAAAGCGCATAGAGAACTTCGCCTGGCATGCAGCGGCCAGGAGGATCGCAATCATCTGGCAGAACTGAAAGCCCTGATTAACAAGGCAGAAGCGTTGATCGAACGAATCCAATAAAGGAAACAACCATGCCAATCACCAGAGAAGAATTAATCGCAGAAGTTGAAATGTGCATGCCCTGGAAGTGGGCCGCGATGGTTTATGCCGACAACGGCCGTATTCGCCACTGGGTCTTACAGCCCGGCACAAAAATGCCGGCATACTTCGAAACCCGCGAAGAAGCGATGAACGCAGCGCTGGCATGGAAAGCCAACCTCGAGGAGGCATAACCATGGCCATCACCCGCGAGGAATTAATCGCCTGGGCCCGCCGCAACGGGTGGGCCCTCGACCGCTGGAACCACCTCCAGAAGACGAACAACGGCGCCACGTACCGCCTCAAGCTCAGCCGTATCGCCGCCCGGTACGAACTGAAATCCTCCGCCGGATGGGTCCGCATCCGCAGCGGCTACTACAAAGACTTAACCATCACCGGCGCCGGCCAACTCACCGGCATGACCCGATGAAAGGAAAACTACTCATGACTGCATTCGCCATCCTCGAAACCAACGTCACCGCCTACCCCACGGTGGCTGAAGCCAAACAAGCCGTGGCGGCCGCCGCCGACTCGGATCCGCGCCTGGTCGTTACCTCCGAGGCCGAACTGGCCTCGAGCCCGCTCTCCGCCGGCCAGCTCGTCGAGATCTGGAACGGCTTTGCCGGCGTGGTGCCCTTTGACGATCTCAAGCCGGTCAAGAAGTTCACCGACCGCAAAACGGCGGCGAACCGGATCTGGCGCGCCCTCCAGCGCCTGGCGCCAGCCCCAGCCCGAGAAAAGGCCGCTCCTGCGCCCCAGGCCGCCAAGGTTGCGCCGAAGAAGGCCAGAACGCCCAAGGAGGCCACCGCCCCGTCCGGATCGCCCCCAGCGCGCCCGGGCACCAAGACGGCCATCGTCCTCGAGCTCCTGCGCCGCCCCGAGGGAGCCACGCTCGCCGAGCTGATGGCCGCCACCGGCTGGCAACCCCACAGCGTCCGCGGCTTCCTGTCCGGAGGCCTCGGCAAGAAGATGGGACTCACGGTCGAATCTCTCAAGACCGCCGAAGGCGCCCGCGCGTATCGAATCAAGCCTCAGTAGCCTCCGCGCCGCTCCTCCGCCGCCAGCCTTCGTCGCTGGCGGCTTCTGTATTCTGCCGTCCAATCCCTTCGATCCGTTCCGCCCAGAACGAGCCAGGCGGCGACCGCATCCAGCGGCGCCGCCGTTGCCTCGCCCGGCGGATGGCCGGCCTCTATTACTGTTGACGGAATACCATCCGTGTCATAGACTGGAACTTGATCCGCTCGTTTCGATGCCGGGATACGGCCGCGCTGTTCGCCGACCAGCTTGTGCCGCGCTTCCGCTCCATCGAACGGGCGGCCCGGCGCAAGCTGCTGTACCTGCACGCCGCCCGGCGGCTGGAGGATCTCCGTTGCCCTCCGGGCAATCATCTGGAGGCGCTCAAAGGCGGCCGGGCCGGGCAGCACAGCATCCGCATCAACGACCGTTGGCGGATCTGCTTCGTCTGGCGCGGCGGCGAAGCCCATGAGGTGGAAATCGTCGACTATCACTGAGAGGCGGCCATGGCCAAGAAACCACAGCAACTCGAACCCATCCATCCCGGCGAGATCCTGGCCGAGGAGTTCATGAAGCCGCTCGGCCTCAGCATCAACGCCCTGGCGCGGGACCTCCACGTGCCGCCCAACCGCATTCACGGCATTGTGCACGGCGTGCGCTCGATTAGCGCCGATACGGCCCTGCGGCTGGCGGCCTACTTCGGCACGTCCGCCGAACTCTGGCTCAATCTGCAATCGGAGTACGATCTGCGGCAGGCGCGCCGAACCCTTGGCCCGGAGATCGAACGCACGGTGCGGAAGCGTCCGGCGGCGTGAACGGCTCGGTTCGCCGCTCGCGCTCGCGCTCTAGAATCCGCAACTCCTGCGCCCAGTCGTGCAGCGCCAGGCACAGACCATCGATGTCCGGATGGCCCTCCCGCAGCAGACGCTCCACCTCGGCCATCTCCCGCCGGCACCGCTCGACCTCACGCTGGTACTCGCCGCCGCTCATCGGCCACCTCCTCGAAGCTACGCCCATCCCCATCCAGCATGGCCTGCCGATCCGAGTACTCCTGCCACCGCCGCACGATGACGTCACAGTACCTCGGCTCCAACTCAATCAGCCGCGCCTGCCGGCCGGTCTTCTCGCAGGCGATCAGCGTCGAGCCCGACCCGGCGAAAGGATCCAATACCGTATCCCGGCTCTTGCTCGAGTTCCGAATCGCCCGCTCGATTAGCTCCACCGGCTTCATGGTCGGGTGCAGGTCGTTGGCGACGGGCTTGTTCACAAACCACACATCGCCCTGGTCGCGGGCGCCGCACCAGTAATGCTCCGCGCCTTCCTTCCAGCCGTAGAGGATCGGCTCATACTGCCGCTGGTAATCCGACCGCCCCATCGTGAAGGTGTTCTTGCCCCAGATGAGGAACGTGGACCAGTGGCCGCCCGCCTCGGTGAACGCGCGGTAGAGGGTGTGCAACTCGGACGACGACATGCAGAGGTAGACGGCGCCCTTGGTGACGGTGAGGATATTCGTGCAGGCGTCGCGGAGGAAGCTCTCAAAGCCATCACCGAGATCGTCGTTGGCGATCTTGCGTTTCTTTCCCCGCAACTTGTCCTTCATCGTCGCGCCGTAGTTCACGTTGTACGGCGGGTCCGTGAAGACCATGTCCGCCAGACCTCCGGCCAGCACCTTCTCCACATCAGAGATCTGCGTCGCGTCCCCACACAAGAGGCGGTGCTGCCCAAGAATCCAAACCTCACCCGGCACCGTGACCGCCGCCTCCTGCGCCTCCGGCACGGCGTCTTCGTCCGTCAGCCCCGCAGCCTCGGCCTCCGGTTCCGCCAGCAGCGCCTCCAGCTCCTCCTCGCCGAAGCCCAGCAGGTCGAGGTTGAAGTCCTCCTCCCGCAAGGCCTCGAGCTCCAACCGCAGCAGCTCCTCATCCCAGCCCGCGCCGAGAGCCAGCCGGTTGTCGGCGATGACCAGCGCCCGCCGCTGCGCCGGGGTCAGGTGGTCCAGCACGATCACCGGAACCTCGGCCAGGCCCAGTTTCCGCGCCGCCACCAGCCGCGCGTGGCCGGCGATCATCACGCCGTCGGACCCCACCAGGATCGGGTTCACAAACCCAAACTCGGCGATCGACGCCGCCACCTGGGCCACCTGCTCCTCAGTGTGCGTGCGCGGATTCCGGGCGAAGGGAATCAGCCGCTCGGTGGGCCAACGCTGGACGTGGAGGTCGGGTTTCACTTCTTGATGTACGGCGCCTCGGCCGGCGTGCCATCCGGGTTGGCAAAGTGTGCGAGCACGGCGGCCACGCCCTGCACAGCGGACAACCCGACCATCGCCCAGAACCGCCCGCGCGGCGGCAGCAGGTCCATGGTGGCGTTCAACCCCTGCGCCGCCAACGCCAGCATCTGAATCGCAACATTGACAGAGAACTTCATCTTGCTGAGCTCCTTGAATCGTTCAACGAGCGGCCGCAGCCGCCACAGGATGCGCAGCTCGCGGATCATGCCGTCCTCGTAACCCACGATGCAGAGTGAGGGAGTCCGGGGGTCGAACCCGGCGTCCGCGTCGTGGGGCGGCCAACTCCCACCGCGGCACGGTCTGCCGTCCAGCTTGACTCCCCCATGGTTGCGGAGGTGGGACTCGAACCCACGGCCTGCGGATTATGAGTCCGCCGCGCTGCCGCTGCGCCACTCCGCATCAGAAGTCATGTGGTGAAAAATCGGGGCGGCCCCGCGCAAGGAGTGCGGAACCGCCCCATCATGCGCCTTGAGGAGAAAGACTACTTGCGGCTGGCGAGCGCGTCGGCCACGGCGGCGGCAACCACCGCGCCGATGGCCTTGAGCGACACGTCATCGATCGACACGGCCCGCGCCGTGAGCGTGTCGCCCGCGCCGGCCTGAATGGGATTCCATTGGCCGTCGATGGCGATGTCCGAGTGGCGCACGGCCTGCTTCGAGACGAGGTTCGCGGTCTCGACGGCGTTTTGCAGCGCCTGCGAGGCGATCTGGTTCACGCGCGTCTGCTCGATCAACGCCTGGCGCGCTGCCTGGATGTCGAGGTCCTGGTAGACGTCGTAGGTCCGTTTGATGTTGGCAAACGTCACGCGCTGGTTCTCGCTGTGCGCGGCCCCGGCTGTAGCGCTCGTGTTCTTGAACGATTCATCCGTCCCGGTCTCGAACTCGCGTTCGGCCTGGTTCGGAGTGGCAACTTCGGGCGTAAAGCTCTTCTCCATTCGAAGTGTCGGACAGACACTTGGCTCATCAGGCTAAGCGCAGAAGCTCAACGCCTGATCGCAAGGGTGCGGTTGAGGAATACCGCCCTGAATCATGTTTGTGTAGAATGGCTCCAGGCTATGAAGCAACGAAAGTCGGCAGTGCTTTTCCTCTTATTCTCCTGTAGTCTTGCAGCAGCTGACTTCCCTCGCCAGGAGCTTTCGGCCGGCTTCATCGGTGTATTCCAGTCCGGTGGTTTCGCTGACCGCAACCGGCCCGGTGTAGGGATGACCTACCGGGTTCGTTTCCACAGCTTGTTTGCTGCGGAGGCTGGATTGGAGTATGTTCGCCGCCCAGTGGGATTTGTGGGTGACACCCGTTATCCCGATGCCGACGACAACTTGTTTCTGATACCGTTTGGACCGCGGCTCACGCTGACTCCGCAAGAAAGTGCATGGACCATGTCGCTGGGCGGTGGCGGCGCTTATTTGAAGCACACCTTCGGCTACGAGAACTCTGCGATTGGCCTCGTCGGAAGCAGCAAGTGGGGAGCTTGGGCCGGCGTCGGCGCCGGTAGGAATTTGGCCAGCGGCCGGTTTCGGCTCGGGGGTGGTGCGCGCTACTACCGGTTCGGGCCGCACCTAAACATCTTCAGCCTCGGGCCGGAGTTCTCCATCACGTTCTGAGAACGCTGGGGTTTCTCCGCCATCACGCGCTTCAAAAGGTTTGGACCGCATCGCCAGCCTTGCGCGGCGCGTAGCACGGCATGCCGTTGGGCTTGCGCCGGATGGACTTCCGGTCGCGCCCGCGCAGATCCGCGGCGGCGTTCGGATCGATCTCCCGCTCCGCCGCCACCTGCTCGAATGTCTGGCCGGTTGCGGCGAGAATGGGAACGCGCTCGTGTTCGTTGGCGCTCTCCTGGGAAATGGCTCGCTCGATGCGGCGCACAATCACGTCGCAGTAGGCTGGACTGATCTCGCAGCCGTACCCGATCCGGCCAAGCACGGCTGCCGCCGCCATCGTCGTGCCGCTGCCCATGAACGGATCGAACACGATGTCGCCGGCGTCGGTGAAGGCCTTCACGAAGAACTCGACCAGCGCCCGCGGGAACGGAGCCGAGTGCGCGCCCTGACTGCTCTCAGACTTCACCTCGATCACGTTGCTCGGCCGCGCCAGTCCCTGGCGCCTTCCGTCATCGTCCGCTGCGCCGGGTTTGCCCGCCGCCGCGCCGCGCGGGCCCGGTCCCAGCAGTCCGCTGCCCGTTTGCGACTTGGGGTTGTCGGGCGAGTAGTCGAAGCAGTCATCGGACCAGTGCGCCACCTGGCGCGGCCGGAACTTGATCGTGCGCTGGCGCGAGAAGTGATAGATCGGCTCCCAGGCATTCTTGAAGCGGTTGTTCCAGCCGCCCGGCACGCCGTCATCGGTCTTGCGCCAGCAGAACTCGTCCACAAAACGCCAGCCCCACTGCCGCTTGTGGGCCAGCACCAGGTCCATGACGTAGGTGTGCCGCTCGCCGTCTTCCGCGTGCGCCTTGATGTTCAGGAAGTACGATCCATCCTCCGCCAGCACCGACTCAATCCCTGCCGCCACGTCGCGGTACCAGGCGAGGTACTCCTCCGGTCGGATCGGTTTAAATCCGCTCGCCGGGTCGTACTCCCGCTGCGAGGCGTAGGGCGGCGAGGTGACCACCACGTTGGCCTTGCGGCCTTCAAACAGCCGCGCGAGCACGTTCCGGTCCCGGCAATCCCCGCAGATCAGCCGGTGCGGCCCGATCGCCCACACGTCGCCAGGCTGCGTGACCGGCTGGTAGGGCGCCGCGGGAATGAGGTCCTCGGCCTCCTCGGCTTCCGCCTCGCCCTCCAGCTCGAGCGACGCCAGAAAGTCGTCCAGCTCCTTCTGGTCGAAGCCCGCCAGCGTGGCGTCGAAACCGGCGTCGGTCAACTCCTTCAGCTCGAGCGCCAGCAACTCGCTGTCCCAGCCGGCCAGCTCCGGCAGCCGGTTGTCGGCCAGCAGGTAGGCCCGCCGCTGGGTCTCGCTGAGGTGATCGAGCACGATCACCGGCACCTCGGCCAACCCGAGCTTGCGCGCCGCCAGCAGCCGCCCATGGCCGGCCACAATGCCGTTGCGCGAATCGACCAGGATCGGGTTGCAAAAACCGAACTCCACGATCGAGGCCGCGATCTGCGCCACCTGCTCGTCGGAGTGCGTGCGGGCGTTCCGGGCGTAGGGGATCAAACGGTCCAGCGGCCACAGCTCGATCCGCCGAGCCAT